ATTCTATTCTTGTCTGCTCTACGCAGCTTATGCCCTGCACGTTGAAGTGTCTCTCCAACCGTAGGGCCTGTTGTACCTGTTCTGTTCCATGCTGCTGTATCTAATACACCCTGCACTGAATAAGGGTCTTCTAGTTCCATGTTAGTAATCATTTGAGCTAACATCTCACCTGTTAAACCTTTACGGTATAACTCTCTGTATATAATTAATGTACCATCAGAGGGATCAACACAACCCCAAATACAAGAACTTTCAGAAGCATAACCATAGTCAATCCCTTTTAATCTTTCCCAACCTATAGGTATTTCAAAAGGAGTAATAACATGCTTCAACACATCAAACTCTGTGAAGGCTGCACCTTCTGTAATATCCCAGTTGCCTTCTAATAACTGTCTACGTTGTACCTCTGGTAGAGCTTTAAGCATCTGCTCATATCTACCGTCTGTAGACAAGTACGGGTTATCTTCTAAACGCGCTGGTATAAACTTACGTGTTAACCCGTCCTTACCTGTAAAGCTCTCATTAGGCTCTGAGGGGTTCACATAACGCTTCTTTACCCATGTCGCACCAGCACCACCGGGGTTAGCTGTACAACGCATGTAGGGGGTAATTTCAGAGTCTGTAGTACGTAGTCGAGATGCTAGGTAGTTCCAAGAGAACTCTGTACTAAGGTGAGTAATCTCATCAAAACCAATCCAACTATATGCTTGACCCTGATACCTATATACGTCTGCATCACGTTCAAGGAATCCAAACTCTAACTTAGCACCGCTAGGAAACGTCCAGATCTTTTCTACTTCTCTAAACTTACAACCCGGAAAAGCCTTGGGATATAACTCACGGCTTTTATCAATTAACTCCCTTAGTTCAGGCATGGAGCGTCTAAGTATCAACGCCCTATGAGCAGCCCTGTGAGCGAACCTAAGGGGATCTACGAGCATAGCATAGGACTTACCACCCCCTGCTGCACCACCATACAATACGTCTGTCTCAGGAGCCGCTAAGAAGTCTGTCTGCGGCCCTTCATTCGGACTAAAGATAACATTCTTTAAAGCTTCTTCTTGCAATCTTTTAGGAAGTTGCTCTACAGCATCTTCAGTAATAACTGTACCTGTGGCAGTAGTCTTGTTATCTAACTTATTTAACGTAGCCTTAGAAGTTTTTAAAGAAGTCTTTTGATTCTTTATCTTCTGTTCAGCTTTGGCAATAAGTTTTTCTTTTACTCTTACAGCCTTGCGAGCTTCCATTTTATTCTGGGTAGCCCTACTGTAATTGTAACCCCTAGATTTAGAACCCTTAGCTCTTCCAGATCTCTTTTTAGGAGTACCGTCTAGCTTTAATACAAAGTTACCATCCTCATCTGTTTGGTAGTTTGCTGGGTTAGCTTCCCAATCAGTCATTCTCTACAATCTTCTTTAGCCCGGCGTGGCTTAACTTACGTCCTGTCTTGTATTCAAGCCATGAAGCACCTTCACGTAAACTTAAAGATCTATCTTTTATTAGTGGCTTTATCTCATTTAATATACTAAGTTGTTCTGGAACCTCTTCTAGAAATCTAGTATCCTCAGAAAGCGTGTAACCAAAGGGGATTGTAGAGCTTGACCTACGTTTCAACATTAATAACTACCTCTTCTTTAGCAGGTAGCACAAAGATTCCTCCCTCAACTTTGTGACTGACATCTAACTTGTCTGCTTTTCCTAGCCCAATACGATCTAGTATTGTCTGTGCTGCCTGTAGCTTCATATTTGCTTGAGGCATTGGATTATCAGACTCCATAACTTGCACAAGCTTCATGGCAGCTTTTGGTGCAGACTGAGCCAATATATTAGAAGCTAGATCCACAATCTCATTCTTTAAAGCCTTTGTGACTTGCCAATGAGTATTAGGAGCATAGCCAGCTAATTCGGCTGCTTGCTTAGGATCACCTCCTGTATCAACTAAATGGTCTAAGAAAGTCTGTTGTTTGGTTGTCAATTCTTTTTTCATTCTTTTATTATAGAGGTAGTTTACAGATTTGTCAAGTTTTTTCTTGACAAATCACTAAATTAACTCTATAATATTTATAGACCCACCGGGGCTATATCTATATGTATATCCTGCTTTAAAGTCCTTAGTAGCCCGATCAAACTGGTACACATCCCTGTGAGATCAGTGAGGCTTTGAAGACCCGCCTAAACTGGTATACATTGACTTTGGTACAAAATGTAAATGATTTAGTATATATAGGGGGGTACCGGCATGGCCTCCTGCGTCCCCCTCTAAAGTTCTAGGAAGAACTACAGAACCTAAGAGTTTTCCCTGCGCGTACTTTAAAGTCTAAGAAGACTTTAAAGCAGATCCTCCCAAACCTTTAAAGTCTTCTTAGACTTTAAAGGTTTGCCTCCAAAAATTAGCTAGAACTTTCTAGTTTACAAAGTAAACTAAAGTCTATTTAGTCTTTGAAGTTTAGTATAAACTTCAAAGGTCTTTATAGTTTTCAAGTACTTGAAAACTAATTCAGTGCCAACCTCCCAAATCTATCTAGCTTCTCCTAAGAGAAGCTAAAGTCCTTCCCAACTAAAAATAACTATAAAGACCTAAGAGGTCTTTAGAGTTCTTTTTATATTTCTTAATAAACCCAAAGGGTTTATTAAGGGTACTGTATGGCCCTTCTTAAATCTTCAAAGGAGGTCTTACGACCTTTGAAGATTTAAGAAGGGACATACAGGAAGGGGGCTTCGGCTCTCGACGAAAAAAAATACATTGCGAGAAATTGACTATGAAAAATACAAAATTTGACATGACTAAAGCTGCCACCGATAAAGCTATCTATGCTGTGGCCTCGACATTGGCTTATAAATACATCGGTGAGAACGACATTAAGAAGTTTGAATTCGCCAAGCTCAAGGCCCGATTCGGTGCCACGATCAAAGCGGTACACGATGGACAGCCTTTGGCTGGTGACATAAACAAACTATTCGCTGTCAAGAAAATCAACGGCAAAACCTCGGCTGCTGCCAAGTATCTTAAAGTTCTCAAGACTGAAGACTTGAAGACAAACGCTGGGCCTGACATCACGGCAAAGGCAAAGCCTTCCGCTAACTATAAAACTTCTCAAGCTCCACGTTTAGCAACTGGCGCTGATCTTGGACTCTACGCAGTTTAATTCAAGCCCTTCGGGGCTTTTACTTTTTTTAATTATAGAGATAATATATATGACTACTGAAAATAAAATGTTTAATGACTTTAAAAGTACTAGGTATTCTACTCAAGTATTGCTTGGTCAAGATAAACTATTCAATGATTTGAGAAGAGAATTAGATTCTAGTGTATTACATAAAGAACTGGGTGAAGCGACTTTACTTGTAATAGATTTGCAAATTGAAAAATGCAAGGGCAGAACTACTGTTAAAGCTTTTGAAATGATCAAGGATCTTATTAAATATAAAATGGAAGACTTAATTTAAAGTTAGCCCTTCGGGGCTTTCTTACTTAATAAATCTTTAGAGGAGGTCTTACGACCTCTAAAGATTTATTAATTAAGAAAACAAAAAGGAATGTGCAATGGCTAAAGCAACTATAAAAATTATTCCTCGGCAAGAGCAACTGGAGGAATTTAATTATTCAGCTGATATTCAAGCTACGTGGAACTACCTCGCAACTGTGTTTTATAAACCTAATGTTGAGTGTGAAGTAGGTCTTGCATTTGACTCAATCGCTAAAACAGATAAACTTGTATTGTGGTTTGACGGCATTGCTGTGCCTCTTTATTGGTGCTCAGTTACAGATTTAACTGAAGAAGAAGAAGAACTAATCTTAGAATATTTATAAGGATATATTGTGAAAATTAAAAGAGTATCGCCAGTAACTAAAAAGAATAATGTTATGGACATTGACATTACTTTGGCTCAGTATGTATCATGGGAACGTGGTGGCATACTAATTCAAAATGCAATGCCTAACATTAGCTTGGATGAACGTGAGTTTATTATATCGGGCTGTATGCCTGATGATTTCGACAGTTTATTTGGAGAATATGATGAACAATAGCTTGATAAATACAATAGCTTTAAAGACTATTAAGCCTTATGAAGAGTATATTAATAATACTAAACTACCCTTAATGGGTCTTAATAGTTCTACTAAGGTCTTTAAAGGTCTTAAAAAGTATAAGTATAACACAAGTATTCTTTATTTGCAACCGGCTAATACAATATCTAAGCGTACTTTATGTGCTTACTCTAGTGTTGCTGGGTGTGAAGATGATTGCTTGGGTAAAACTTCAGGTAGAATGGTAATGAACTCTGTTCAACTTGCAATGACTCGTCGGACTGTACAATATATTAGTGATCCCGATGGCTTCAAAGAACGCCTAAGATCTGAGATATTAAAGAGTGAGTCCGATAATTATTGTGTTCGACTCAACGGTACTAGTGATGAGGATTGGTTGGACTTAATTAGCTCAATGCCTAACGTACAGTTTTATGATTACACTAAAGTACTTCATAGGGTTGAGCGTAATAGATTAAGTAACTATCATTTGACATACTCAGCCTCAATGAATAATGCTAAGTG